CCTCACTGCCCGCCAGTGGGCAGACGTCTCCGCACTCGCGGCCAGTGGCGCGGCCTCTGGTGTCTCGCTCGAGGGCGCGCAGGTGAACCTTGTCCTCGATGACGGGAGCGCTTTCCGCGCCCATGTCGAGACGGTCGCCGTCGGAGTACTCGCACACCGTAAACAGTTGATCGGGAGGAGTCGCTAAGTGGTTAGGACAAACCTATGTCCAAACCCCAGCTTTGCCTACGGTACGCGGGGGTGGGCAAATTACCTCCCATCAACGATCAGAGCCGGGACAGACCAAGGCCACTGGGGCGACCACATAAGGCAGTCTCCGGGGTATCTGGCAATAGACATCCCTAACCGTCTCCAGGGCCAGGTGGTGACTCCAGGATTCGTGGAGGTGGAAGGAGGGCAGGCGCTCGCGGTGTCTGCCCTCCTTCGTACAAGTCCGGGCATCGCAGTGACTGTAGAGCCAGAGTGGACGATCGGCGGAAAAACGAGCGTAGCTACAGTCCCCTCACTGCTGGCCTCCAGTGCAGAGGGGACGCGCCCCACTTGGGCATTTACAGCACCAGCGGGCGCTACGGCATGCCGTATCAGGGTCGGAGTCCGGACGGTATCCGACGCCGAGGCTGGTTCGCTCCCGGGATGGGTTCACCTCGACGACGTCATGATCGTCACCGCACCGACCGTGGACGAGGCGATCACCGCCGCCGCCGAGTTCTTCGACGGCGACACCCCACAGCGCCGCATCGGATACAGCCGCCGAGCACTCACCCACGAGTGGGTAGGCGCTCGCGGGGTGTCAGCATCTCGCGAGGTTGAGGCGGAGCTGCGTATGACGGAGGGGCCGGTAGCTGTCGTGGATGGCGGCAGGGCTCCGCGAGTACAGGTCATCATTCCAGCAAGGCTGGCACCGCTGGGAGCGGTCTGCCATGTCGAGGGCGTCACGGAAACCGGTTTCACGTGGACGCCGCGCGGGGGTGCGTGGACCGGAGGAGGGGTCCAGCGGGTGATCGGAGACCCATTGGCCCCCATCAATGTGAACATTCGATATAGGTTAACGACGTCAGCGGGGGTGTTCGTCGAGTCGGATCCAGTGCGGCGGTCATGGGATGGGCTGTCACTCATGACTGATACGGCGGGCGGGAAGCCCGTGAACCTGCTGTGGCAGGGCACGGACCAGCGCGAGTTGAAGCCGCGGGTTACTGAGCATGAGGTGCCGGGCAGATCAACCCCGCTGGTTGTGTACGCGCCCAAGGGCGGGGCAGGGACAGTTTCGGTGACGGCGCGGACAAATATGCGCGATACGTCTGCGCTGAAAGAGCTGCTGGGGTCTCCGACGCCAGCAGCTCTGTTCCACAACCCGGCGCGGTGCCTGCAATGCATGCTGGGTACGTGTGACGTCGACCTGGTCACGGTCATGGCCGTGACGTCAGTGTCAATGGAGCGCGCGCCGCGTCTTGATGTGGCTGAGCGGACGTGGGCGATCAAGGGCACAATCGTCGGCCTGCCGCAGCCAAACACGCAACTAGCACTGTCAACATGGGCAGACTTCGACGCCCGGGCGCTCACATGGAATGGGCTTGATGCTCGACGGTGGTCGTGGGAAAAGTTCGACCGGACACTGTGGCAGGAGGAACCGTGAGCGTGATTGCCGACGCGGGTGCGCGTATTCCAGACGATGTCTTGACGTCGGCATACGCGATGGAAGCCACCGTAGAGTCGTGGCTTGGTACAGAGTTTCTGGGGTCAGTGCCCGTCGAGGACGGGTCTGTCGCGTGGGACGCGAGTCAGCAGGTTCAGGGCTCGCTCTCGCTCACTGTGCCGCGTGTAGGGGCAGTGGAAAACGAGGATTGGCGGGATTGGGACCCGACCGATCCGCGGCACCCACTTGCCTGTTACGGACAGGTTCTGCATGTGTCTCTGACGGTCAGTTCGGTGCTCAGCGGGGACTGGTGGACGATCCCCATCGGGCGCTTCCTCATCACGGCGGTGGAGCCAGGCCCATCGACCGTGAGGGTCACAGGCAAAAGCCTCCTCCAACGACTGGAGGAGGACCGGCTCACCGAGCCGATGGCTCCTGACCCGGCGGGGACGCTCGCGTCTGAGCTGCGTCGACTTGTCGGCTCGCGGATGGGCCTCATCATCGACCCTGCGCTGAGGGACTATCCGTGCCCATCAATGACGTGGGGCGAGTCGCGTATCGATGCGATCTACGAGATCGCGCGAGCGTGGCCAGCCTCTGTACGCGAAGGCGGGGACGGCATTCTGTACCTGTCCCCGCCGGTGGCTGACCCAACCTCGCGCCCGCAGCTACGCCTCACAGACGGAGAAGCAGGCACGGTCGTGGGAGTGGCGTCCTCAGTCAGCCGGGACAAGATTTACAACAGAGTTGTGGCGCGCGGCCAGGAAACGTCAGATGAGGGGGCACCGTCATTTCAGGCGATCGCAGATCAGCTGACGGGGCCGATGCGCGTTGACGGCCCGTACGGCGTCGTCCCGCGCTTTTTCTCATCCCCGCTGATCACATCGGCGGTACAAGCCAAAAATGCTGCGGAGGCGATGCTGGCTGACGCAATCCGCAAAAAAGTCAAAGTACCCGTCGAGCACCCCCCAGATCCAAGAATCCACCTGGATGCGCATGTAGAGGTCACCACGCAGCCGGTAGAGGCCGCGCAGACGAAAACGCTGTGGGGCCTTGTCACCGCGTACGAAATGCCTTTGACGTACAAGGGCGTGCAAAAGACGGAGCTGGAGGTATCGCAGTGAGCCGTGTGATGGATCTACTATCGACGGCTCCTGATGATCTGCCACCACGATACGGCTCAGACAGGTCAGCTACAGCGATCGGGCGCGTAATACGCCTCGATGACGGCGGTCGCTCAGTCGTGGTGAGTCTTTTCGGAGGGCCGCCCGTCCAAGTGCCGGCCACCGCTGTGAACTGGGCGGGCGTCGAGACAGCGCACGTCCTCATCGACCAGGACACGGGTCGCCCGATTCATGCGCTAGGTCCTGCGCCGAAGCCGGAGACGCCACTGCTCGAATGGGTGCCGCCCACTTCCCCGCCGCAGTCAGCTCGTGAGGCGGTTATCCCCGCACAGTGGGTGGGAACGTGGGACGGCACGGCATGGACTCGCTACGGCGGCGGGGGCGCATGGCAAGGAAAATCCCCAGCGGGCCGAGCGTTACGCGGCCTGGCGCTTTTTGGCCGACAGATAGAAGCCCTTGGTCGCATAGACATCCGATCAGCGGTACTGACCCTCAGACCGGCGCCGTCTGCGGTCCCCTGGTCGGTGCAAGTTGGTGCAGCAACATACTCAGATGCTGGGCCGGGCACTGTAGGGCCGACAGTCAGCGCTCCCGTGCAAGTCGGGGCAGACCTCATCGAAATTGACGTCATGCGTCTGGCTGAAACCATGAAAGCCCCGGGAATGGGGATCGCGCTTCTAGGGGCAGCCTACGGGGGCGTTAGGCAAGGCGGGGACTCGCTGAGTCTCCGCCTGGAATATATGCAGGAGGAGAATGCATGAGCTACATCGATCAGCGCGGGCACCGCGTGCCCTCACCTACAGATCCTGCACAACGCGCCGATTTGACGGCGCTCTCCCTGTCGATTCCGTCTATCAAGACGGTGGCATCCGAGACGGCTGCCGCGCAGTACATCGCCGCCCTGCAAGGTGCAGGCGTGCGGATGACAGACAGCGCCCCGGCATTCGTGTACAGGCAGGATCAGGGCAGTCTACAGGCTTGGAATGGCCGCGCCTGGACAGAAATCGGAGGGAAGACATACCCGTGGGAGTCTCTCGTCGTGTCGTCCGGGTGGGGAGTAGGCGCTGGCCACAACCCACGGATCTGTATGCGCGCCGGCGTCGTGCAGATCTCAGGAGTCCTTATATCGGCGGGAGGGGATCATGATGATCTGCTCACGATACCCGCGAAATTCAGGCCATCGCAGGAGCAGTTTATCGGTCCTACCGTAACAGGCGGTGGCGCAGATTTTGACCCGACCTACGCCTATCTGCGGATCAGATCCAACGGATCGCTGAGCATCAAGGGATACTCAACAATCCGCAGCGGGCACGGGTGGATCGTTCCCGTTTCGGCCACCTACGTCCCCTGGTAATCCGCCAGGGGACACGCATCAAGCCCTCGAGGACCAGCCTCGGGGGCTTTCCCGTACCAGATGAAAGGAGCGACATGGGGCAATACACGCCCGCTCATTACTACGAGGGGAGGAACGCGGATCTCCGCCTCATCGTGATCCACACGATGGAGGCCCCCGAAGGCCCGCAGACGGCGGAGAACATCGCCGCCTACTTCGCCTCCGGCGCTGTCGTCGCGTCGGCGCACGCCTGCGTCGACCAGGACAGCGTCGTTGTGTGCCTGCCGCCGACAGCGACAGCATTCGCCGCACCCGGCGCGAATGCTGATGGGTATCAAATTGAGCATGCGGGCTACGCGTCTCAGGACGGCGAAGGCTGGAACGACGCAGAGTCCCAGTCCATGCTCAAGCTCTCCGCAGCTCACGCGCGCGAGATCGCGCTCGCGGCGGGGATTCCGCTCAAGCATCTGACGAATGCTGAACTCGCCGCAGGCGAGGCCGGATTCGTCGGTCATAACCAGGTGTCCGACGTCTACAAGCGGTCGGACCACTGGGATCCGGGCCCGCAGTTCCCGTGGTCCCAGTACATGGCCCTCGTCAACAACGGCGAGGCCGAGACAGAATCAACCCCAATCGTCCCTGAGGAGGACACCGTGAAGTTCATTCGTTCGCGCCAGACTGGAACGATCTACGCAATCACACCGACCGATGTCGTCGCGATGACATCGGCGAAGGTGTGGACCGATATGGTCAAGGCATACGGCCTGGCCAACGCATATGAGGTGTCGCTTGATGACGGCGACATCGCCGGGATCGCCGCTGACGCCGCCGCACGTCGCGCACGCCTGGTCGCTGAGGTCGCCGCGACCGTCGGGGCGATCGACCCGGCGAAGCTCGCCGAGTCTTTGGCTCCGGCGATTGTCCCGCCGCTCC